TGAAACATCTATATCGGAATTGATGCTTGCAACAACTCCATCAACTGTAAATAATAACTGATATATTTCGACATCGCCTGTTGTGGTTTCCGATCCAAATGCCGGACGAACGATTATATTCAGATATGGTTTTGCATTCGTTGTTGTTGCCGAAATTGTCAACGAAAATTCTCCTGACACATCATTCGTGGATATATAATCTCCGGCATCAGATGTAGAATTCGATTTTGATGTAATAATCCTCACATATGAAAGATTTGCAGACGATTTAACAGTCCCTGTGATCTTAACCGTATATGTTCCAGCTGTCGATCCGACATTTATCAACCTTGTGATATTTGTTGCTCCATTCAAGACAATATTTTTGAATGTCATCTTGTCATCTTCAAAAACATTGCTTTTCAGATATACTTTGTTTCCGACTTTCGTGTTGATTTCGTTCTGCAACTTTGTATCAGATCCGATAACCTGTGCCGCCGGACTCTCATATTCTACGCCATCAAATCCTGTTTTCATGTCTTCCAGCATCGCGTCAACTTCTCCGGAAGTGGCCTGGGCCACAGCTGCCCATCCGCACACCGAACTGTTTGATCTCTTATCAGTAACCGTGACAGATGACGCATTCGCAGCAACATTGACATAAGCCAGGCACATTTCATATACATCACTGTTCCTGGTCATTGAAGGTGCTGAAGGCGATGCAGCCGGTGTTCCATCCTTCACCACTATCGAAATATTCCGGTTTGACTTCGAAAATCTGATCACCACTGCGTCAATTCTGGCATATGTTGCCGATGCAGCACTGATGGTCTTCGTCAGAACTGCATCGTTCTTCACCCATCTTTGCTTGATGATCGCTTTACCTGTGGCCACAGTGACCGTCAGGCCCGTTCCGGCAGAAACCGCCAGACCGTTGTCGATGTGCTGGAACACACCATCAGTCACGATCCCGTTGTAAAATTCGGACATCTGCTCCGCATTATACTTCCGATCACCATTTACACTGTCGAAAAATCCATATGTAACCGCCATCGTTTAGTCCTCCCATTCTTCAAAAGTTCCATTTGTTAGTATTCCACTTGCTTCGTCTGAATCAAGTATTTCGATCAAGCGCAGTTTCGCGCTGATTCCCTGTTCATTCTGGACTTTCACAAGATCCCCCAGATCATAATCAACCCCGATCTTGAACATTCCGTCCGGATCAATTTCACCGGTCAGTGAACTGATCTTCTTGTATGGGATAATTGCACTGTTCCCGTACTGCATCAGCATATTGTAATAATCCGCTGCCGTTGTATCTTCATCCTTCACCAGATCTTCCGCCTGAATCCACACTTCATATCTTGCATCACCAGTGGCCGTTCCAATATCCGCCGCAATCGGAAATGGCCCATATCCTTCATCAAATTCATCGCCTGTCACAAGACCGGCATTCTTGAAGTTTTCAAGGCTGGTCACATAGGTGGAATTCTTCAGATTGTCCAATTCTGATGAAAAGATGATGGTGTCAGATTTATCAGTTCCCTGGTTTAATGTCAGAACCATGCTACTGTCTGACATCGACAGATCCCATCCAAAATGATTTTCTGTGCAGATGTTTTCCATCCATTCCCCGATGTTTTCACCGCGAAGCTGGACGGTCACACGCGGCGGATTGATGCTGTCGATCAGTCCCGCGATAACATACGGAATTTCACGTTTCGACTGAATCGTCAAATCTCTGCTCCAATATTCAAGTTCTCTGTTCTTCAGAACTAATTCTTCCAGAATCGATTCATATTCTTCTTTTTTTGTGTCCCATATTTCCTTTGCCGCTGCCGCTTCAGGTGAATCTGCGCCGTAATCCGTGACCGCTTGTTCATAGTCCGCTTGCGCTTGTGTTACTTCGACAGCTTTTTCATCCCGTGCGTCATACAGTGCATCAATTTCATCATTCAAATCATCCACAACGCCCTGGACATACTGTTCCGGATTCGTGATGTTTCGATTGAATACGGTGAAAATGACTGTTGTCAGCGGCTGATTCACAGCTTCGTATCTATCCCACACGATCCGCTGCGAAATCACATCCTTCACGCTTTTTCCGGTGACAATCAGCAGTTTTCCCATTTCCAAATCACTGACGGTTTCAACTCTTCGGATGATCATTGCGTTTCGATAGTATGATGTTCCGGCTACCACTTCGATGTCCTTCTGTCGCACCAGGAACCGGCCCTTCTGCAACAGATTCACATTTTCTTTTGTGGCAGCCACGGTCATCTGAAAATATCCCAGGCCATAAAGCTGTTTGTTCCAAAGAATTGAATGATAACTGGGAATGATCCCGATGATCGGAAAATGTGGTGTTGATGAACTTTGATATTTGTCAATCACATAAACTTCCACAATTACACCCCCTCAATGTTCGTGATGAATCGGATGTCTGCCGTCATGTTTGAAGTTCCGGAAGTGGCCCGAAGCATGAACACATTCTGTCCCGGATCCGCCTGAAGCCATGTGGAATCGATATCGATTGATGCGATCAGATTTGTGGTGGATCCGCTGCGGATCCTCTTCACTGACTTTTCATCCGTCCTGGTGTTGATGATCAGCCGGTCACCACTCTGCAACGATGTGTTGACCTTGAAATATGTGTCTGTGTTCACATGGTAGATCAGCGGATTTGAAACGGATCCGGATGCCAGGATCTCAATGATCAGTCCACATTCCATGTCCCCAGGATTCCAGATGTACGCACCGCCGCTGCTGTCGTATTCACTGAACGGAATCGGCTGATTTTCTTCAATCGTGAACGGGAATTCAAACAATGAATCAATTCCATCTGTCTGCCCGATCACTTCCGTCAGACCGTGCCAGAACGGATCCGGACAAACCAGTGTGACCTGAAGCATCTGTTTTTCTGCGAAATACGGAACCGGCGCATTCTCAACCCAGCCATCAATGAAAACATCATGAATGCCGTTGTGATAGATCAGCCGTGTCCTTCTGGCAGTCCGGAAGAACCGGAACAGTCTGTTTCTGTTCAGTTCTGCCGGACTGTTGATGGCAATGTCGATGATGATCTGACGGTTCCCCACATAGGCCGTGTTGAACACAGAACCATCGTGACCGGCTCTTCCCAGCATATTGATGATTGCGTCAGGCGGATTCAATCCATCGATGTTAGTGATCACATATGCCGGATTATTCGTCAGCTGCAACTGCTCACCATATTGATTTTCTGCGATCAATGTAAACATTGAATTCCTCCTACAACATCGCCTTGATCATCGCGATCTGCTGTCTTCGTGCCTGGTACGTTTCCAGGGCCGTCAATGCCTTCGGGCTGGTGTTGTTCTGCACCAGATTGTAGTGATTATTCACCGTGGAATTGTTATTCTGAACCGTTGCCGATGGCTGCGGCTTTGCGACAGATGACCGAACTTCATTGATGTTTCCGAACTGCAGCGGGACTGATGCTTCTTTCATCATTTTCTTCCCAGCTTTCCGGATGTCCGCCATCATGTCACTGTTTCCGATTGTTTCAATTGCAACGGAAACCATGTCCTTGATCGTTTCGATCAGATCACCGGACATGGATCCGATTCCCTTCATGAAACCTTCCGTGAAGAATACACCGGACTGTGTGGTGATTTTGGACGGTGAACCTTCCTTTTGTCCATCTTTCAATCCCTGAACGGCCTTCTGTGCCAGCTGTTTCGCCTTCTGGTATATCGCAGATTCCTTGTTGCTCATACCATTGATAAATCCCTGTGCAAAGTATTCACCGGACTGATATGTCTTTGTAGATGGTGATTTGATTCCCAGGCTTTCGTTGAAATCAGCATATGAATCATATCCCATTTGCTTTGCAGCTTCTTCCGCATAGTGGGAATCGTCTTTCAATCCCTTTGCGTATCCGGCAACCGTCTGTTGTCCACTCTTCAGATATTCGGCTTGTGCCTGATCTGCCAGCTTCTTCGCGTCATCCACCATCTGTTGTGTGACGGTCTTGTCACCGGCTTCCACGGCTTTTTTCAGTGTTTTATAGTTATCTTCGAACTGATCCCGCTGCTTTTTCAACGCATCCGCAGTGGTATTGTTCGCCGTTTTGAAACTGTTTTCGGTCTTCAGAAGTGCGTCATTGATCTTCTGGGAATCTCCACCGATAATTGCAGCACTCAAACCTTCATAGTTTTCAATCGTCTGATTGTAGCCCTGATAGGCTTCTGTTGCGTCATGCAGTGCGGCCCTGGTGTTCGTGACCTCAACTTGTAATTGCTGGTAGGTATCAAACACTTCCTGATGCGCTTGCTGGTATTCATACGCGGCATTGACACCTTCTTCAGCTTCGATCCGGGCCATTTCCATGTAGACCTTTTCGACTTCCACGGCCTGTGCTTCAGCTCTGGAAAGAACATCATTGAAGGTTTCCTGTGCTTTCGTGTACACTGTGGCGGCTTCCGTCTTCTTCTGGATCGCCTGTGCATATGCTTCTTCATTCGCCTGAAGGATCAGTTCCGCCTTCTTCGCTTCGATCTGCTGGTTGATTGCCTGTCGTTCCTTCGCATAATTCTGAATGATGCCGTCTTGCATGGTCATTTCCATGCCCAGTGCTTCATTCAAGGTGGTCATGATGAACTGAACGCGGTCTTCATAACCGGCTTTTACCTGGCCATTTGCCCCCACCAGACTGTCCATTTCCTGGATCAGTGACTGATAATGGCTGAATTCATTGTTCACCGCTGCCATGTTATTGTTCCGCGTCTGATTCATTTCATCATACGCAGCTTTCATGTTGTGGCTGGCTTCAATACTTTCCTTTTCGGCCTGTGTCAGAACGTCAATTGCCTGTTTGTGTTCCTTTGTCAGACTGATCACCGTTGCTGTCACTGCGACAATGGCGGCAATTCCCATGACGATTGCACCACCAGGGGAAATCAGCGCGGACAGGATTCCGGCGGATCCGGACAATGCGGATGTGGCAGAACTTGCCGCTGATGCAGCGGAAGCCATTCCCTTGATCGCAGTGATCACGCCATTGATCACGTTTGCGAACTCCGCAGCCTTTTTCGTGGCCCACAGGATCGCCAGAACCTTCGCAACCGATTTGATGGTTTCGATGATCACATCACCGTTCTTGATCACCCATTTGATTGCGCCCTTGATCCAGTCCTTCGCTTTGTTGATGAAACCGACAATTTCGTCCTGATATTCAGTGGCAAGGCCCCGGACGAAATCACCCAGATCAGCTTTTCCACCCTGGATCGCAAGTTTGATCTTGTCAAAACCGTCCTGTGTAGCTTCATAGGTATCAGTGACGGTTCCAGTGGAAGTCTTCAGTACATCCAGAAAATCCTGATATTCCAGTTTTCCGGCCTGGATATCTTCTACCAACTCCGGCCCGGCTTTGGATCCGAACGCTTCAATCGCGATTTCACTTGCTTTCGCGACATCTTCGGTCTTCGCGATCTCTGCCAGAACCTTTTTGTATTCCTCTTTTGCGTTTTTCCCGTCTTTTCCCCACTGGGCCACGGCTTTTTTCATGCCAGCCAGCACGGTTTCGGTGTTCACGCCCTCTTTCTCAAATTTCGCCAGCATTGCCACGGATTCTTCAGTGGTGTATCCCAGCTGTCGCAGTGTCGCGCCGTTTTTCGTGACTGCTTCCGACAGATTTGAAACTGAAACACCTGTGGCCTGACCAGCTTTTGCCAGGACATCCAGAAGTTTTTTGTAATCTTTTGCTTCCATTCCGGAATTTTCAATCGCTCTGGATACCAGTCTGACGGCATCTGTGGCATCTGTTCCGGTGATGTCAGCGAACTTCATAAACTGTTCTGTGCATTCTTCCAGTTCGGATCCGGTAAATCCGAACCGCGTGTTCACTTCACCCAGCGCGGATCCGATGGATTCCATGTCCCCGACCACGAAGAATGCACAGAACAGTTTA